GCGCGCTTGGCGAACCCGCGCTCGACGATAGTCCAGTTGCCGAACTCGTCCGCAACCTTGCGGCTGAAGTCCTGAATGCCGACCTGCGCGCCGTAGATGACCGCGCCGAAATAGAGGCTCTGCCCGATCACCAGCGTGCCGATGCGAACCGTGCTTCCGGTTGCCGTCGCGATGACCTCGATCTGCGGGTCGCCATTCAACGGAAGGTCGGTCACGACGAGATCGCCCTTCCTGACGATCGGCTCGAAGAAGTAGTCGTACCAGTTGTTGACGCCGCTGTCGGACGTGAGGTTGAACGTCTCGTTGTAGATCTCGCCGTCGCTCGCGGTGGTCACGATGATCTGCGCGGTGTCACAGGCGATGTTGAGCAGCGAGACGGCGTTCGCCCGGCCCGTGACTTGGACCACCACGTCGATCGTGTCGGCATTGGTCGACTGGCTGCTGTTCGACAGGTCGAACATGCGCCACTTGCGGTTCATGCCAAGGTCGAGCCACCAGGCCGCGTCGGACAGGGCGTGGCCGGTGTTGGAGCCCGCAAGGCTCTGATATTCGTGGTGATCGGTGCCGACCACGATATCGTCCAGCGCATATGTCGTCGCCGGGTTGTAGAGCGCGTAATCGTCGGTATCGCCGATGTTCGACGAGACGAGCGAACTGTCGTCGATCGTGAAGGAGCGGACGATATCCATTAGCTCGTCACCACGTTAAGGGGCGTGTCGCTGTCGGTACGGACCAGCAGCCCGTCGCCGTCGAACTTGGTGAAGAGGCGTTGCTGCTTGGTCAGCAGGTCGATGATTGTCGCGTTCTGCTGGATGATCGTCTGGTTCTGATCCTCCACGACCGGAACGCTCGTCGCGGTCGTCGAGGAATAGACGATCGGCGGCGCCGACGTGGGCTGGGCGACGACCGGCTGCGTCAGGGCCGAAGCGGTCGCCTGCGTGTTGGCGCTGATCTGCTGAAGGATCGAGGTCGCGTTCTGGAGCGCGTCCAGCTGGAGCTGCGCATAGTCCGCCGCGTCTTCCGATGCCGCGATGCCACTGTCCACGCCGCGCGCCACCATCGCCACGTCGCGCAGGTATTGCTGGAGCGTGGAAGCGTTGTTGCGCGCTGCGGTGAGGAAGTCCTGTCCGCTCTGCTGGAGGCCACCGAGCGCCGTCGCGTCGCCGGTTGCGGCAAGGTTGGCCGTGGCGATGAACTTGGCCTTGAGCGTCTGGTAGGCGTTGCCCTGTGCCGTGTCCGTCGCGAACAGGCCGTCGCGGTATTTCTTCAGGCTGTCGGTGAACTTGTTGAACTGGTCGATGGTCGACTGGAGCGTTTGGACCTGCTTCTTGTTGAGGTCATCGAAGTAATCGAGCACCTTGTCGAACGCGGGCGCGACCGCGAGCAGCGAGGCATACATCTGCCGCCCCGCATCAGTGGTGAGGTCGAGGCCAAGCACCAGCTGCTTGAACTGGTCGCGGGTCGTGACGCCGGACACGCCGAGGCGCTGGAGCTCGGCGATGACTGCGGACTGGACCGGAGCGATCTGCTCCGCGTCGGAGAGGAACTGCTCCTTGAAGAAGTCGGTCTGCGAAACGAAGTCGTCGACGCTGCCGAACAGCTGCACCAAGGCGTCACGCGCCGCGATGGACTCGACGCCGGTCATGCCGAACGTCTTGCCGATCGACTGCAACTCCACGTCCACAACCTGATATTCGCGGGCGACGCGCATGAAGGTTTCGAGCAGCCCCTCCCCGACCTTCTGCATCTGCTTCAGCGCCGGGAACACGGCCCCAGCCATTTGATCCCCAATCGAAGAGAAGATCGCGTTGAGCTGGTCTTCGATCTCCTGCCCGCTCATGCCCTCGAAGCTGATCTGGCCGATCTTGACCTGGAAGGCGTCGATCAGGGCCTGTGCGCCGTCGAGGCCGACAACCTTGGATGCGGCGAGGATGCTGTCGCGCATCGAGCCGATGACCTGGACGAAGAGGTTGGTGATGGTGTTCGACAGCGAGCCCGTGTCGTAATCCACGCCGGACGATGAGCCGCCGCCGATCCCAAACACGCCGTTCGAGGTCCGCTGCTCGTCCGTGCGGGTATAGCTGGCGCCGTAAAGCCCGTTGGCGAGAATGTCGGCGACAGATGCGCCTGTCACCTGCGCCATTGCCGCGTTGAACAACGCCTGGTTCTTGTAGTGCGATGTAAGATGCAGCGGCGAGCCGGAGATGATGATGCCCTGGTCGGCAAGCGTACGGGTGACGCTCTTTCCGCCAATGCCCAGGAAGCCCTTGGTGCCGGTGGTGCCGAGGTTCAGCCCCGACGTGTCGAACAGGTTCCCGACCTGGATTTCCTGCGCGATGGTGCCGGCGAGCTTGCTGATCCCCACGTCGATGTTGCGCAGGGTCTTCAGCATGTCGTTGCTGTATTCGAGATCCTTGTTCGTGTTGGCCGCGACGATCTCAAGGCTGTGCGCGATGCTTTCGCTCTTGGCCTTCGAATCGCCGAGCACCGTCCCGGCGCCCTGCGCCGCCTGCAAGTCGTCGACGTTGGGAATCGTCGCGCCGCCTCCACCGCCGCCACCCTTCGCGCCAAGAGACGCGAGGAGGGCGATCATTGCGGCGACGACGGGGAACGCCAGCCAACCGAGCTGCGAGAAAATCTTCGACCCGCCCTCGGCGGTGTTCGCCGCAGTCCGCGTGCCGGAATTTGCGACCGACGAGGCGGTGTGCGCAACGTCCCGCGCAATCGCGATGGCCGTCTGCACCGCCTGGAAAATGGCATACGCCTTTTCGATCGCGGTCATTACCTTGTAGCCGGTCGAGTGCTCCTTGAAGAGGCCTTTGAGCGCACCGAGCATCTGCCCCGTGGCCTGCATCCGCGCTGTGGCGGACTTCTTCGATGCGAGGATTTCAATCTCGGACAGTCGCTGCGCATCGCCGCCGGCCTTCTTCGTCTCGTCTCGCTTCCAGTCGGCAATCGCCTGCTCTTGTTCGAGGTATGAGGTCAGGCTGGTGATCGCGCCGCCAACGGCATCGCCGAAGCCGCCGAAGGCGTTGGAAAGGACGGTTTGCAGCTCACCGGCCTGCTCGCCGATGCTGACCAGCAGGTCGTGCGTGTAGGACAGCGACGAGTTGTAATTGTCCTGCGCGGTCTGAAGGTCGGCAGTGCCGGCCGCGACCTGCTTCATCGTGTCGATGTAGGCCGACGCCTCTTCCGGTGACGCGCCGGGATGGTCGCGCAGATATTGCTCGGCGGCGAGCTGCGCCAAGGCGACCGCGCGTTCCTTGTTCGTGGCAGCGATCAGCGTCGCTTCAAGGCGCAGACGGTCGAGCTCGTCCTTACCGGATGCGGTGTCGGCCAGAACCTGCGCGCGGTTGATCTGGTCGTTGTTGCGCTCGTATTCCTTGGTGAGGTCGCGCATTGTGTCGACAAGTAGCTTCTTCGTCTCCCCGTCGCTCATCGAGGCGAGGGTCGAGAGGCGGCTAAGTTTGGTTTGCAGCTCCAGCGCCTCATTGGCTTTCGCGGCAGGGATGAGGCCTGCTGCGACCTGAGCGTTCACACCCTCCCGTGCGTCCGCTTCGTCGCGAAGGTCGGCGGCCTGCTTAGCGCCGTCCTTGAGCCCGCTGGCGACGGCTAGGGCGAGTTCCTTCTGATAGAACACACCAACCGAGCCCTTGTGGCGGATTGCCTCTTCCTCGGCTTTCTGAAGGGCCGTCGAGCGGATTACGGCCGCGTCACTGACCTTGTAGGCGGCGGCGAGCGCGTATTCCCCTTTGATCTGCGCGTCGAGCTCGGCGAGCGCTTCGGCTAGGCCGTGGTCGCTCTGTTTCTTTTCCTTCGGCGGCTTGGGCGGCTTGTTGCTGTCGGATAGCTCCTGGAGCTGCTTCTTGCGAAGCTCAATGGCCCGCTGCCCTATCTTGTCGAACCCGGCGTTCACTTCGTCGAAGGTCTTGAGGAACTGCCTCCCGGCGTCCTTCAGTGGGTTCGTCACCTGATCGAGCTTGCCGGTGGCGAGGCGCCCGAGGTTCTTGGCGGCGCTTGCCGCAACCTCGACGAGCGTCGCGAAGCCAGCGAGGAGCAGAGAGATCGTGAATTTCCCGAAACCGCCGATCCACTGGAACGCGGCGGTGAAGCCTTCCGAGATGCTTTTCGCCGTCAGTCCTGCGCGTTCGGCCAGCACTTGGAACGTGGCGTTCGCGATGTTGCCGAACGTGACCGTGATGCCGGTGACTTCGCGCGTCCGGTCGGAGAGATATTTGACCTTCCCGCCGAGCGATTCAATTTGGGAGTCGGTCAGTCGCAGACCCTCGGCGAACTTGTCGAGCGCGCCAGAGTCTTTGACCTCATCCTGGAACGACTTGATCCCGGCGAACGCTACGCCCGCGACAGCCGCCAACCCGCCAAGCGCGAAGCCCATCCGGCCAAGGCTGACAACCGTCTTTGCATTGGATGCCGCTGTCGCAGTGGCAGCACGCGCCTGCGCCTCCGACAGCGCCGTTTCGGCAATGGTTGCTTCACCGGCAGCAGTCGCGACAGCCACATGAGCCTTCGCCAGTCGCTCCTGCGCGGCCTTCAGCGCCTCTGACGTGGTGGCGGTGCGGACAGCCGCGGCGGCAAGCGCAACCTCTGTGTCAGCGGTCGCGATATTCGCCGCTGCGCGCTGCGCCGCGCTTTTCAGCGCTTGAGCGGCTGCTGATGCGTTGGCCGCCTCCTCCGCAAGCTCCGCGTCGCGCGTGACCTTCAAGATGCCCGTCATCTCGGCCAGCGCACGGGCGAACCCGCGAACGCCAAGGCCGGATTGCTGCATGATCTGGTAGAACTGGCCCGACTGCTGGGCGAACACGCGCATGGGCGCCTGTCCAGATGCAAGGCCCGTCACCACGTCGTTGATCTGGAACGCGAGGTTCTGCGCCTGGTAGGCGGCAAGGCCCGTCGCCCTTCCCATCGAAGTGACGGCGGTCCAGAGCCCGACAGACTGCCGTGCCATCGCCTGCGCGTTGGCCGCATATTGGGTCGCTGCGACAGCAGCGCCCTTGATCTGCGCGCCGGACTTAGACGCTGCATTGCCGAGCTGATTGACCGAGCCTTCCGCGCGGCCGCCCGCGCTAGTCAGACTGTCGAGGTCGCTAACGCCCGACTTGACCTGTGAGCTGTCGATCTTGATGCCGAGAGAGGCAAAGTCGGTCACTTGGCCTCCTTCGGCTTCGGCGCATATTCGGCCAGCCAGAGATCATCGGCCTTGCGGATGCAGGCGATCTCCCAAGCGCTCAGCCGAACGTCGTTCACCTGCTGCCATGCGTGGAGATCGGCGAAGGTGATCCGTGCCGGCCCCCACCCGGTCGATCCGCGCGAGCCGTGAAGCTCGAGGAAGTCGGCCCACAGCTGGCCGCAACCGACCGGCAGTGGCGGCGCGTCGGCGAGCATCGGATGCGGCTTGCCGGTGCGTTCCGAGTGCGCCTGCAAATGTGCGAGCAGCGGAGTCCCGTCCCCCTGCGGCTGCGAAAGCTCGAACTGATGCCGCGCGAAGGCCACGAACTCCTCTGTCAGTTTCCCAGGAAGTTACCGAGGTCGCCGGACGCCTCGTTGATCTGCTCGCGGACCCACGGGAAATGGGTCAGCCAGCGGTTGACGTTCTCGGCGCTGAAGGCGAGCTTTTCGCCCTTCCAGTAGATGACGGGCTCGCTCTTGCCATCCTTGTCGGTGCGCCAGCCCTTGACCAACTCGGCGATGAGGCTGACCGTCTCGGCCTCGTCCTCTTCGATCGTCGACGGCTCGGAGCCCTTGCCCTTGCGCTCGGCCGCGAACGCCTTACGGCGCTCCTGGTTGATCTGCTTGCGCAGGCGGCTCTTGAAGGCGTTGCTCTCCGGCCCGACCACGGACACGAACACGCCCAGCGGGGCCTTCGTCTGCGGATGGACCAGCTCGAACTCGTAGGGCTTCTCGCAAGCCGCCGCGGTATCGAGTGCCTCGAAGTCGATTACGTCACTCATCTTGCTCTCCTGTGGGCGCCGGAGGGAAGGCAGGAGAGCTACCTCCCCTCCGACATGGTTAGGGCCGCTCTCCAGCCCGAGGTCGTTACGCCGCGAGGCTGTCCTGAATGCCGATGGTCGTGGCGTCGTTCGCGAGCGCGTCGCCACCGGAGGCGTTGTATTCCCCGGTGAAGTTGAACGTCTCGACGAGCTGCTTCTTGCCGTCGTCCACGTCGTCGCTCATCAGCTTCGCGCGCGGGACGACGAAGGCGATGAAGTCAGAGTCATCGGAATTGTCGAGGAACAGCGCGACGATGACGTTCGCGGCGGTCTCGTTGTCGTAAAGGTCGGAGTTGGTCTCTCCGTCCTTGACCGCCGTGACGGTGCCGGACGCCTTGATCTCGCCCTTCACCAGGTCGGAGATGACGCGCGAGCCGATCACCGCCTCGCCGTGCGCAAGGCCGTTCTCGATCTTGAGGTTCGCCGACGTGCCGGTGAGCAGCCGCGAGCCCGCGATCAGGATGCAGCCGTTCGACGCAGAGACGATGGACGAAGCCAGCTCTGCGGTCGGAGACGTGAGGGTTGCGCTCGTTCCCTTTGTACGGCCGAGGCCGAGGAACGACAGCTTCACCGTCGAATTGCCCGTCGCCGGAACAGCGATCTCGACAGTGCCAACCTGCACATCGGTGTAGGTGCGGACCTTGCCGATATCGGCGTAGTCTTCTTCGAAGGTGTAGTAGTCGTTGGTGTGGCCGCTGGTCGGCGCGTGCGTCGCCTTGCCGACGATGCTGACGGTCGACGAAGCGACCGGCCCCTGCGCGTCCAGATCCTTGCCGTTGGGGACGATCACCGTGATGACCGTTTCCGTGACCGCCGTGACGAGCAGGTTGATGTCGCGCGCCACGCCCGTGTAGGTGCCGGCCGTGATGCGGATCACGTGGCCGATCTTCACGCCGTCGGTGAGGAAGGTCGCCGAAGCGTCGGTGAGCGTGAACGGACCCGAGCCCGCGATGGTGATCGACAGGCCAGTGATCGCCGAGATCGCGGCGAAGTCCTTGCGCACCGCCGAGCCCATGAACGGGGCGAACGCGCCGGGCATCAGCGCGCTATCGAGCGAGCCTTCGGTCTTCGAGACGCCGTAGGCATCGCCGACGTACTGCTGGTGCGTCGTGATCTGGTTCGACGTGAACGTGTCCTTCTTCAAGTTGAAGGACGCGGTTTCGCGGGTGAGGTACTGCCCCCCCGAGCCGGATGCAGCCGAACCGAGGCCGGTCTGCTTCTTGTAGCTGAGCTTCTTGAGCTGGCCCTGTGCGACGGACATTGGCTTAGACTCCTGGAATGAAGGCGTAGAAACGGACGCGCACGGGGATGACGAACCTGTCTTCCTCGACGCGGGCGGGCATGATTTCCGGCGTGCGCTCGATGTTGACGGTCACGCCCGACGCCGTGAAGGACGCGCCCCGATAGAAGGTTGAGCGGATCAGCTCGGCGCGGGTCGTCGCGGGCTCGGTGCCGCCGATTGATCCGGGTGCGCCGTCGAGCGGATATTTTAGATCGACCTGAAGGAAGCCGTCCTGCCGGTACATGCCGGCGCGCCCGACGAGGCTGTTGTCCGGCTCGGCGAGCAGAAGCGCAATCTGTTGGTAAGGCGCGCCCACGACAGGCGTGAAGTTTTGGTTCTCGTAGGCAATCGCCATGCTCGGCGTCATGGCCGCCAGCGCAACCTCAAGGGCCTTTCGGATCAGCAGCGCGCTCATGCCGCGAGGCTCGCAGCGGCTTCGTCGACAATGGCCTGCCAACGAATGACGGTCAGTCCGACGAGCCCTTGCGGGGCTTGCCTGGACCATCCCTCTTCGATGCGACGGCCGTATGGCGCGTTGTTCCACAGGTAGAAGACGTTGCCGGACGCCTTCTCGGGCATTGCCGCCAGTATTCGGCCGGTAGCTTCCGCGCCGGTAGGGTCGGCGCCTGGAATCTCGCCAGCGGGGATCATGCCGACGCCGAGTTGCCAGTTGCCGCGGAAGTGACCCCCGATATAGCCTTTCGGCGCCGGATGCTGCCAATAGACGGCATCACCAACGGGCGATCGTTCGTCCAATTCCTTGTGAACGCCAATCACGGAGCGCCCCACGGCGAGGTCGGCCTTCTCTGCCGTCTTCTCGGCGAACTTCTGGAGGTCGAGGACGAAGCTCATAGCGTCGCACCAGCTGGCACGAAGCCACCGAACAGCAGCCCGTCGCTATCATGGAAGTGGAGCGGGTCGCGCCCATTCCATCCAAGCTCGCGAGCTCGGCCACGCAGGGTAGGCTCAACCCATTCGAGATGAGCGCGTTGGCGAAAGCGGCCTTCGCCGCGATATTGGAGCGCGAAGCTCACGCCGCCCTCCGCGCAATGCAATCGTAGAGCACGTCCGTTCCGGCAGGCGAGAGCGGATCGACCGCGATCAGCGTCCAGGGCTTCGCGTTCGCGTCCGTGATGGTGCCGTTGACCTGTGGCGCGGCGATCGCTGCGCCTGACGTGTCCAGCGCGGAGAGGAGCAGCTGCTGATCGCCCTCGACGACGTTGCCCTGCGCCTTGCGGAACGCCGACAGCGGGAAGAACGCGCCCTTCACGTTCGCCGGATCGGGCGCGGTGTTGGTCGTTTGCCCCGTCGCCGGATCATAAACGCTGGTCCCGACATAGGTGAGCGTGACCGTCTGCCCGTCTTCGGCCAGCATGTCGGCTGCGGAAAGGCGGTCGTCGGCGTAGCTCACTTGCCCGCCTCGCGGATCACGAACTCGCCTTCGACGAACTCCTCGATCAGCTGCCCGTTGTTGGTCAGCAGCTTGCCGTCCGGCCCGCGCATGTAGCGGCGGCACCAGCCTTCGTCGGCGCTAACCTCCAGCACTTCGGCCATCGGGCGCACGTCATCGCCCTCGACGACTTCGAGCTTGTGCCAGCCCTTGTCGCCCTGCTTCGCGTAGGTGAGCGGGGCGGGAGCTTTCGCTTTCGCCTTCGGAGCCTTCTTTGCGGTCATGCGCGCACCAGTGTCGCCGAAACCGACGATCCCTTGAGGAATGGGCTGAGCATCTGAACGACAGCCGGGTAGCGAACCGACTGCGGCGAATAGCGATCGTACTCGGTCTCCAGCGGCCCTATCTTCTTGCGCACCACGCCCCGCGTGAGGTCCGCGTTGAGATCCGCGGAAAGCGCCTTCAGCGCGAGGTCTGCGCAAGCGTTGGCGACTTCGGAGGGGACGACGTTGCTGTCGATCCACCAGTCATCCACCGCTTCGCAAATGACGCGCGGCCATGACAGCGCCTGGTCCTTGCTGGTGCGCATCCCGAGCCAGCGCGTGCGAAACGCCTGCTCCATGTATTGCGTGGCGCGGCGCAGGGCCGCTTCCTTGGTCGCGTCGTCGCCGGTCCAGGCTGCGTTGCCGAGGGCGGCGTGGCGAGCGTCGGCGCCAGCTACGGAGACGTAGCTTTCGCTGGTGCTCTTGCCAGTGCCGTCCTCGACTTCCAGCGCCACGGGCTACTCCTTGACCCAGCCGCCCGCGGCGAAGTTCTCAACCTCGTCCGGGTGAACGTCAGCGCTGTGCGGCGCGGGATATGCGTCGGCGTCGCGAACCATGCGGACGAGCTTCGCCATCGCGGTCTCTCCTGAAGGCTTGGTTGCGGGTTTCTTCGCCATCGCGGTCTCTCCTGAAGGGGTTGAGGCCGGAACCGAGGGGAACAACAGCCCCGGCCTCAATGTCGTCAGCCGATGAGGGTGGCGATGTGGTTGGGCTTGATCGCCTTCTGGCCCCAAGCAGCGCGAACGTGGATCACGTTCTGGAGGAACTGCTTGTAGAGCGCGACTTCGAAGGCGAGGCCCGTCTTGTCGTCGACCAGCTGGTACGTGTCGACCGCCATGTCGCCGCCCTCCGGCATCGCCGGCATACGGGAGGCGAAGATCACGGCCGAGCGGTCGAACGCCATGTTCGGCGTGTAGTTGTTGCCGACCGTCACCGCGTCATTGTCGGCTTCGACGGCACGCGAACCAGGCGCACCGATCGCGAACACGCTGCCCGACAGAGGGGTGTTGACCACGTACTTGTCGGTCGTGCCGGCGAAGGTCACGATATCACCGGCGAGGATGGTGCCCGAGCCGGTGTCGACCGTGACGCTCGTGTCGCCAACCGCGAGTGCACCGTTGAGCAGATAACTTGCACCAGTGCCCTTGGTCACGGCGGCAATCGGATCGGAGTGACGGATCGCGAAGCCCTGGAGCCGGTCGGTCATGCCGTTGCGCAGCATGTCGGCCGAGCCCGCCTCGTTGACCTTGAACAGGCCGGACTGCTTGCCGCGGAGGTTCGCAATCGCAGCGTGGCCAAGGACAAGCTGGCGGTCGGTCGTCGGAGCGCCGTTCTCGTCGAGGATGCGCGCGACGCCTGCAAAATCGGTCATGTCGGCGGCGGTCCCGAACGGAGCCGTGCCGGCCGTGCCGTAAGCGCGCGAGGCATGGGTATAAACCTCGCTGTGAAGGTCCGATTCCATCTCGTTCACGAGCGCGCGGATGCCCTGGTAGAGGCGCTGCGCCATGATCGAGCTGAAGGTGCCGGCGTTGGTCAGGCCCTTCGTCTCTTCACCGTTCCAGCGGACGGGAACGTGCTTCGACTTGGAGATGGTGATCGCGACGTTGCCGACCGTCTGATCGCCCGTGTCGGGAGCGGTCACGCCGGGAGTGTTGGTCGCGGTTGCCGCCGACGGCGTGATCGGAACGCGAACGCTCTCGTTCAGCGCGGCGCGCGCGACGCCCGAGTTGCGGGTGACGGCGGGAAGATAGCCGACCATCTCGCGGGAAACGACGTCCAGCGCCTCGTACAGGTCGGGAATGAGGTTCGTGAGGGTATTCGCCATGACAGGCTACTCCGGTTTGCGGGTGTGAAGCGGAAACCGCGAGCGGCCTAGCTGCTCTGAGGCGGTGCCCGGCCTAGCCGGAGTTGGAGTGGGCCTAGCCCTCCCCGAGCGCAGTTCTAACCACGCTCGGGGTTCGTCTGGTAGGTTCGTTACGCGGCCTGATCGACGACCTTGCCGCCGTCGCGGAAGAACGACGTGCGATCGCCGTGACTCATCGCATCGATCTGGGCGCGCGTGGCGGTCTTACCGCCTCCACCCTGTCCATTGCTTCCGCCAGCACCGCCGCCCCCGTTGACCGGCGCCGCGACGAACTTCTTGCCAACGTCTCCGCCGGCCCATTCCTTGATCGCGTCGGCGAGCGGCTTGTCGCCGTACATCGCTGTCCGGTTCTCGCCCTCGGTCACGACCTTGACCTGCGACAGATGCAGCGCCTTGGCCGCCTCGAGATAGGCGGGATCGGTCACACCGGCCTTGGTCAACTCGGCAACGACACCGTTCTCCGCGACGAGCTTGTGCGTGAACGTCTGCTCGGCGGTGAGCGCCTTCTCGGCTTTCTCGGCGCGGGTGGCGGCTTCCTTGGCGGCCTTGGTCTGCTCGGCCAGCTTCGCCTGGAGATCGTCGCGCTCCTTTTCGACTGCGGCCAAGTCCTCGGGCTTGATCTCGCCAGCGCGCCGGACCTGATCCTTGAGCTTCTTGTTGTCGCCGATCAGCTCCTCGATCTTGTCCTTGAGGCCCTGAACGTCGCCGGTCGCCTTCTCGACCGCCGCGTCGAGATCGGCCTTGGTGTAGGTGTCTTCTGCCATGTGTGCTCTCCTTGGTTAAAGTTTGAAGCGATGATCGGTGCGGCGCGCACCTTGCCGGATGCTTGCGAAGGTCTCCCCGACCTCTTCTTCGATGCGATTGGCATCGGCTTCGATGCGGCGAGCTTGCTCCTCAAGCCACTCATGTTGAGCGGCGAGGATGCGCTGCGCCTTGGTGATATAGATCAGCGCTGCGGTCGCGGCCGCCAAGCTGATAAATGCAAATGCCAGTGAGACGTACCTCAACCACTCCATCGCATCTCTCCTATGCGTGTTCGAGTTCTTCTAACGTCAGCTCGCGCCCTGTGCCGCTGACCAAATCCGTGAGGGTGAGCTTCCCGCTCCGATAAAGCTCGGCCCTCTTCTTCCCGAGCGTGCCCTCGACGAAGCTGGGCGACTGGCGCGACAGGAACTCATCGAACGTCGTGCTCGCGGGAACCGGCCCTTCCGACGATGCGCGCTCGCCTTCGTCGGTTGGCTCATCGATCGGAATGCCGAGGTCGCGGAAGCTCTTGGGGATGGCCGAAAGAACGCAGCGGCATGACCAGTGCTTCGGCGGCGCGGTGAAGTCGATCTTCGTGCCCTTGATGCGCTTGCCGTCCAGATCCCATGCGGCCCCGTCGAGCGCTGCGCAGGTGACGCAGGTGTGACTGTCGAGCGTGCTCAACCAGCGCACCCCGGCGACCAGCTTGGCGTTCTTCCTGAACGTCGCGAGCCGCGCTTCGTTCGCGGCCGACATGACGGAACTATGGACAAGAGCACGCGCGTTCCGTCGGGCCACGGACAATATATCAGGCTCGGCACCTCTGCCGACAACGCGGGCCACGATCCGTTCGTTCGTCTCGCCATTAATCACCCCCTGCCGCACCTGCGCCGCGAACTTGAACGCCGTGTCCTCCGCCTGCTTCTCCCACCACGCCGACGAGGGCGCACCGTCGATCAGCACGTCCTTGGTCAGCGATGCGAGCCGTTCCGACGTGGGCGAGCCGATAACCACCGGCAGCACGTCTTCGAGCGCTTCCACGGTCTTGTCCGCGACGATCAGCGCCAGCGCGTGCGTGTCCGTGACCTTGGCGATCTGCGCATAGGTGGCGCTGATGCTCTTTTCCGCGTCGGCGATCAGCGCGTTGATCTCGGCCTTGCCCGCTTCGGACAGCGCGTCGCCGCCGAGCAGCTGCTTCAGGTCCGCGATCAGCTCGCGCATCAGCTGGTCGGCCTTGGCCTGGTCGTTCGCCGCCAAGCGCTGAAGCTGGAGCGCGAGACGGAGAATGTGATCTCTCAAATCGACTTCGCTCATGCCGTGAGGCCGCGAAAGTGTGGGAAAATGCCAATTGCGGTGAGCGCTCTACGAAGGTGCTGGAAATAAATATTCTGAGTAGAACTGACCTTCCGCATTTGTGCGTATAAATAGTTGCCCGTTCGCAGAAGAACGGAGCACTTATCATGGAACAGCTTGAACCGATTTTCGTGAGCGTAACCGAGGCAAAGCGCCTGCTCTCCATCGGCCACACCCGCATTTACGAACTGATGAATGCCGGCGAGATCGAAAAGGTCAAAGACGGCGGAAAGACGCTTATCCCCTATGAGAGCGTCAAGCGCTACGCGGCGTCGCTCAGAAAGGAAGCTCATGCTGGAATGCCTAGGGCGTCCGCGAGCGCCTGATCGAACCACTTGCGATCTACGCAGCCGCCGAGTTCTCCTAGCCTGAGTACGCCGGGAAACAGCGCCTGATCGATGCCAACAAGTTGCGCCAGAAGACGCTGGAGCCCTCCCTCACGCCTGAACCACTCGCCCCGGATGCGCAGATCGGCGAACCGTGCGTGTAGATCACGCTCGTCACGTACCGAACCGTCAGTCGAAACCAAGATTTTGAGCTGAAGAGGGCAGGCAGTCTGCAGAACCCGGTAGCGCTCGCTGACGGGCCCCAGCGTGTGCCCGATCTTCACGGCGTCAAGCGCATCGGTAGCGATGAAATAGATGCGGCCTGTCACGCCGCTGCCTGTGCGGGCGGCTCTTTCGGCGTCGGGCGCACCGGACCTGCCGATCCGCCCTGCGACTTGACCTGCTCTTGATGCGCCTCAAATTCCTTCTCTGGGTCGATCACGTCTCCCCGCTGCATCAAGTCGAACAGCTCCTCATCGCTGATCTTGCCAGCCTGGTTGGCGCCGACGAGCGCTGTGAGCGTCGGGGCATCCATCAGCGTCGGCAGGAAGTCGCGATTGATCTGGTACACGACCTTCGCCGCGGTCTGCCCTGCCCACTCAGCGAAGAAGTTAAGTGCCCACTCCATTGCATCCGACACGGTGATCGCGACGTTCGCGAGCGCCGAGTTTTCCCCGTTGCGCTTGATTTGTGTCGCGCCGAGCGTTTCGACCTGATCGGTCTCGTCCATGATGGCCCGCGCACCGGCCATCGCCATTTCCTGCTTCTTTTCCTTGATCGCCTCGCGCGCCTCGGTCAGCCCTTGGCCCGTGAACTCGATGAACATGCCCTTCGCGTTCGGATCGCGGGAGGTGATCGCAGCCCCGCCGCCAACGTAGATTTTCTTCGCGTTGCCCTCGGCGTCAATTTCCGCTTCGACGCCCGCAAGAAACAGGGTCGGCAGGCCTGTGTAGTGCAGCCCGTGGCGATAATCGCTGTTGAGCTGGTACACCGCGACGTTGGCGTTCACCAAATCGATCAGCGCTGGATCGTCGAGCTCGGTTTCCTCACCGTCTGCGCCATAGGTACGGAACGGAATCTCCTTCAGTCGCTTGCCCGCGATGACCGGATAGATGTCATCGCCGACCTGCTCGTCTTCGCCCTTGTCGTTGATGCGCCAAAGCTGCTGGCGGTAGTCGCCCTTCTCGTCGAGATCGAGCACGCGCCAGCGCTTCTCGGTCTTATGACTGAAGCGGTCTTCCGGAACGGGGTGCTCCTCGACCAGCTTCACCATCGCATATTGGCCGGGCTTCCCCGGCTCTTGCACTTTCCAGTTGTCGATCGCTTCCGCAACGTACAGCGCCAGCTTGGGTCGCAGCTGGAGCGCCTGCGCCGCGGCGACGGTGATCGGCGCGACGTTCTCCGGCCGCTGTGGATGGTCGACGAGAATGCCGAAACGGGTAATCACGAGCGCCTCGTGAGCGAGGCCCTTGGCGAACGCCTCATCCTGCTTGCCGGTCATGGTCACGTCGGCGAGATCGTTCTTGATCCCGGCCGGCACGTCCTTCTTCGGCGACTTGCGGAACAGCATTCCGATGAAGGCCCGCGTCGTGATCCAGGTGCCGTTGAAGAAGTCTGATCGCTTGACCCGGGCGGTGTATTCCTTCTCGCGTTCGTTGATGAGCTTTGGCAGATATTCTTCGCGAGCGGCTTGCATCGCGTCCTGCCCCGCGATCACGTCGCGGCAGCGCTTCCACTTAGGAGCGTACTTGTCGTAATCGGGGTGGGTGGTTCGGACGCCGGCCATCTGGCGCGGAGCCTATTCCGGCGGGGGGTTCGCGGGTTAGGTTCGCGTCAGATACCAGCGATCTCGACTAGACGCACTCTCGGCGGATCACGCGCCACGCACATCAGCCCGAACGCATCGGCGGCATGGCTCGACCAATCGTGCTCCGGCCCAAGCCCAATTCCGCGCTTGTCGTCGCGCTTCTCATGATACCAGCCGAGCGCATCCCGGCCCGCCTCGGTCGTTGCCTCATCGAACCTGATCGTCGGGAACAGGCGCCGCGAGATTTCGATCCTCGCCGCCGCAGCGCCGCGCCCTTGGTTCGGAACGACCGTCACATGGTATCCCGCTGCTCGAAGCGCGGATTCGTAGCTGACGGCGTAAACCCTGTCGTGACTGGCCCCGTCGTGGGGAAGCCAGAACTGCGCCTTGCCGGGTCCGTAGCCCTTGGCCTTCAGCCATTCGATATGCGCGGCGAGCGGCTGTCCTACCGCCTCGTAATAGTCACGCACCCTGATCTCGTCGCCGATGAACTGCGCCGGCCACAGCGCGAACGCATCGGCCTTCGCGCCCGTGCCGCCGATGTCGCAAAATAGCCGCACCGTCATCAGCGGATCGAACTCGACCTTCCCGATCCTGCCTTCCGCTTTCGCCGTGGTCAGCGCGGATGCGTAATAGGCGCCCTCGGCCACCGTGGCGAACCCGCCCTCCCAAACATGCTCGTAGCTGTCTGGTCGCTTCTCCTTGTCGTCCAGGCGCTTGCGATCGAGCGTGGCGGGAAACCACGGATTGTCGCGCCAGTTGAGCTCGATGATCTTTGACCGGGCAGGAGGATCGAGCCGAAAGCGCTTGTGCGTGTCGCTATTCTTGCGCTCAGGGTTCCACGTCACCCAGATCTCGGCGCCGTCCTCGCGAACCGTGTTGATGGCCTTCGACCATGCCGCCTCGCTGACCGGCTCGGCCTCATCCACCCAAAGCAGCCGAATGTGCGCCTTCGACTTAATCGAGTCCAAGTGCCGAGCGAGCCCGACGAAATCATATTCGATCCGGCCGCAGCGGGTCCGAACGTATTTTTCGCCAACGTCGAAATACTCCGCCATCCACGGCTCGTCAGCAATCGCCGCCTTGATCTCGGCCAGCGAGCTTTCATCCAAGCTGTTCATAAACTCGCGAGCACAGACGATCAGGCCAGATTGATTGGACGATGCGAACTGGATTGCCTTCACCGCCGTCATCTTGGCGAAGCTGCGCGTCTTGGCCGAACCTCTCCCTCCGTAAGCCCCGCGATAATCCGCCTCACCCGTGAACACCGGGATCAGCTTCGGCGGCAGTTCGAGGCGCTGCGTGGTCACGCATCATGCCCTGGTGCCACGATCTCGATGCGCGACACCTTCACCGGCCCGCCATCCTCGCCAGTGAGCTGAAGCGGCAGCACCTTGCCGACAAGAGACATGAACGCAGTTGGGTTTTTGGCTGATTGTTCAACGAGATAGTCAATCCCGCCGGCCTGTTCGAGCGCGGCTATCACCATCTCCTTGACCGCCTTAGTGACCTTGTTCGGAACGCCTTTCACGCGCCCCCTCCCAGCGTTCGGCGGACGCACAGCAGATTTCACTACTTTGCTGGCCATCGTTGCACGTCCTACCGCCGCTCGTGGTTCATCGCTTAGGTTCGCGCCGATCGACCGGGAACGCGCTGCTCAGAATCCGCCCCATCTCACCGCGGTTGATCTTCAGGTCCGGCCTTCGCGTCTCGACCTCGCGCAACCGTGCCAGTCGTTCGCGACCGCATTCATCGACCCAGCGGCTGAACGTCGGAAAGCCGGCGCGATAGTGCTGGCGGCATTCCTTCGGCCCGAGCAGGACGTAACGCAGTTCGAAGTCGGGCGGGCGCTTGCGGTAGCGGTCGATGCGCCGGGCCTGGACGCGATCGGAGCGCAACTGCTTGAGCCGAGCCTCGCCGCATTCGCCAAGCCAGCGGGTGATCGTCGTTCGCCGCGCCTGGTAGTGCTCCTCGCAGGCAAGCCGCCCGAGCTCGACGAACTGCTGCTCGAAGTCCTCGGGACATGGCCGCGGAAAGCGGTTGATCCGCGGTACGCTGCGCTCCTCCACCATCGCCAACATTCCCCACCCCTCGATTGCGCTAGGTCGTTCGTTCGCCGCCAGTCGTGCGCCGGTCAGCTCCGGTGCAAAGGATGCGGTGCGTCAGTCGTTCCCCTTTAGGGGGGACTGACGCAAAGCACCTACGCTGCGTCGGTTCTGCGCCAGTCATGCGCCAGTTAGAAATCATCCATCCACCGCCCATCTTCCGACCACCACGAACTTGCGCTGGTGCCTCTGTCCGTCCTCCTTTTCGACGACTTCCAGGGCACCGTTCCCGATCCACTCCTTGAGCAGTTTCGAGATGCGTTTGCGGGACTGGTCTGCGTCGATGTCGAGCGCGCTTGCGACGGCAAATCCGACCCACTCGGGTGAGCGAGGATCGGCCCGCCATTCGCCAGCTTCGACGGCCTTCTGAACTGCGATCAGATGACGAGTGGAAATGCCTTCGAACAGCTCCGGCCATTTCCACGGACACGCAACCCCGACCTGATCGCCGTTATCGAGGCTGACGTTGTTCATGCGATACCAGGTCGCCTTGTCGGGCGGTGCGAGGTTCGCCTTGTCGTTCTGCACCCTGAAGTAGAAGCCGCGCTGGTCCTCCGCGACGCCGGCAAGGCTCGCTTCGTCGGGGCTCATGCGGTTGAAGACGTTGACGCTGCGGGCCGCGTCGACCAGCGCCTTTGCGCCGCGGGCCGAATCCGCATTCGTCTCGGTGCCGTTGCCCTTGCGGACGTGGTGGACCAGGTTGATCGAGCAGTTGCACTCGTCGGCGAGACGGCCCCAGGCTTTCACCACAGCGTCAATCGCGCGGTTGTCGTTCTCGCTGACCTCGTGGCTGCTGACGAAAGGGTCGATGGTAAGAACGTCGATCCGGCGCTCGAGCAGCTGCGCCTTGAGCTGCTCGTACACGGGCTGAGCGATGCGGGCGCCGTACTCGGTCTCGGTAGCGATGACGCAACGCTGGTCGCGGCCGGAATCGACATAGAGCCTGCCGTCGACGTCCTCGGGCTTGATGTGGAACCATTTGGCCGTCGCGTGGATGCGGCGCTCCGATTCCTCGCTCGGGTCTTCGAGATTGTATAACCACACCGACAGCGGGCCGCCGTGAACCTCCGAACCGTAGAGGTTACGATTGCAGGCCATCGCCAGCGCTTCGCCGATCTTCACCGACGACTTGCCGGTGCCGCCGGCCGCGACGTCGACGCTGACGAAGCGGCGGAGAAGGTGGCGACCGTACAGCCATTGGCGCGCGGGGATTTCCGTTTCGGGGCGCCATGTGAACGGCGTTGCGATGATAGGCGCGGGCGTTTGCAGTGGCTCGCCGATCGGCGGAACCTCGCGCAGATAGGGCGGGATTTCGAGATCGCCTTCGTCGCGCATGGGCGGCGCGGGCGTTGGCGCTGGCCCGTAGCCTTCCGGCCAGTCTCCGTCGAACTCAGCCACGCGCATCCGCCTCCCCTTTGTCGAGGCAGTGCGTAGGAATAATTCTAGGAATAATTTTCGTATCTAAATTAGCATTTGCGACGCGCCGGGTGCGGTTCCACGACGATCGTTCGAGGGCCGCTGTGGCTTTGCAACGTTGCCGACGGGCCGCCTCTTTCGAGGTTGTCGGACGTAGCCACCCCTTACTGCGTGAGTGGGGAGCGGGACTTTTCTTGTTACCCCTCTTCCCGACGCGCCAACACTTTAAGTTTTGCGCCGAAATGTGCGCCACACTTAATTCGTTCAACGATTTAACCGACGCGCTCACGCCGCCTCCCCTTCGCCGAGAGGCAGGCGCGGCTGGTAGAGCGTGTCGAAGCTGGAAGCGGCGCAGACGCAGTTGAGCAGCAGCCGGCGTAGCTCGCGCAGATCCTCGAGCTTGAACAGGTGGTTCATGGCGGCCGCGGATGCCTGGCGTTCCACCACGTCGAGCAAGTGCCATGCAGGCTCGCACGCGATCGGCTTGGTCGCCATTGCCCGGTCGCGCATCAGCAGCAGCGACGAGCGCAGTTCAAGCTCGTCGCCCTGGACGAACGGACGCAGCCCGCGCACGATGTCGAAATAGTCCTCTTTGCGAGGCGGGCGCGAAACGCCGGGGACGATCTCTCGCTGCTGGTTCACACCAACCGCCCCTGCCTCGCCGCCGCCAGCATCACTTCAGCCTTCGCCACGGGCACGTTGTACGAACCCGCCAACCCCGCCGCGGTGAAGCTCGCGAGGCGTTCGCTGGTGCATCCTGACAGCAGTTGCGCGAGCACTGCGGCGGCGCGCTTCGACGACAGCTGCGATGTGCGGCGATTTCCCCCCGTGCGCATCTAGGCGGCCCTCGTCCTTGGGCCGGTGTGTTCGATGGAGATGTCGGCGAACATCCCTGCCGCATCGCGAATCCTGCGCTCGGCAATCGCGGCGTAATCGGCGCTCAGCTCGCACCCGATGAAGTTGAATTGCTCGGCGTCACATGCGAGCGCGGTCGAGCCTGATCCCATGAACGGATCGAGCACCGTTCCGCCTTTCGGTGTGACCAGACGACAGAGCCAGCGCATCAGCGCGACGGGCTTCACTGTAGGATGGTTGTTGCCTTCGCCGCGCTCTTCGGTCGTTGCCTTGGCGCAATAGAAGAAGCGGGCTGCAGAGCCCGAGTCCTCGCGACGCTGGCCGGGAAGCGGCGCAAAGTCAGTCGAGCCTCTATCGGCATAGCGACGATCCGCAGACGCCTCACCCTCGCGCCCATTGCCACGCTTCATCGCGCCATAGACGTTCTGCGTCTTGCGCTGTGCAGAGTTCGTGCTCGCGTCGATCAGCTGGCCAAGCGCGTCTGGAAAAACGCCAAGCACTTCATCGCTTCCGTCATGGCATAGATTGGCGGGCCAGCGGCCTAGGTCTGTTGGCTTCGCAGCGCCGACTGTTGTGCCGGTGCGATATTGCTCCCGGCTCCTGTCGCCAACGTCGCGGTCGAACGTCTTGTTGCCTTCGCCTTCAATTCGGCACGCATCAATGTTCAGCCCACCGACGCCATGCTTTGCCATGTTCGCGGCGTTCGTGCCTTCAAGCGGCTTGCGGCAAAGCGCGATCGGCTCCCATGACGGCTTGAGCGCGGTTCCCCACCCGTCGCCGAGATCGTGAGATTTCGGAAAGCCCGATCCGTAAACCCATGCGAGCTGATCGCGGACTTCGAATCCAGCATCTTCGATCGCCACCGCCATGCGGTGGTAAGTGCGCGTGCCCGAGAAAGCGACCAGATGCCCGCCAGGCTTCAGGACGCGCAGCACTTCGGTCCAAGTCTCGACGCGGAACGCGACATCGCCGCCGTCCCATGTCTGACCCATGAAGCCGCGCGAGAGCCGCTGATATTGGTGAGCCTTCTTCGGCGACTGCCGCGACGCACCGCCGCACTTCGCGAAACGCTTGTGAATACTCGTCAGATGATACGGCGGATCACAAACGACCGAATCCACGCTGTTGTCGGGAAGATCGCGCATCCGCTCTACGCAGTCGCCAATGAGGATGCGGACGCTCACGCCGCCTCTCGATGCCGACACCCGCGGGCAGTCCCACAGCGAAAGCACGGTTCGCTATGCTCCACCCGCTGCACGTCGGCGGGAATGACGATGCGGGCGCCGTCGACGCGCGCGTTGGACGCGGGGCCGGACTTGTAGAGCCGGTCGTATTCTCTGCGCTTCACGCGGCGCTGGGCGGTGGTCCAGGTCACAGCTCGGCCGCCTCAAGCTCGAGCCGCGGCCGCGACGAATAGAACTTCTCCACCGTGAGTTCGACGACCTGGTTATCGTCCGGCCAGACGATGCCGTTCAGCGCATCGATCACCTTGGCGAAATTGTCGGCGTCGGGCTTGGTCACGGGACGCAGCGCACCGCTTTCCGCGGCCGGGCCCTTCGCCTTGTGCTTGGCGATGGCCTGCGGCGTCGGCATGAACGCACGAATGCGAACGCGCGTCGGTCCTTGAAGCTGGTCGCGCCCTTCCATGACGCGGCCAGCCTCAAGCCGGATGAGATCCTCGTAACGTCGGGTTTTCGCAGGGGTGAAGGCACGCGCCTGCCCGTGGATTGTGGACAGCCTCGGTCGGCCCTTTGGCACGGGCGCGCCGGGAACCTCGATGCGGACACTTCCCCCGGCCATCGGTTAAGCCGCGATTGCGATGGCGTGTTCGATCGGCGTCATGCCGAGCGCGTGGAGATACACCGCGACCAGCGCCTCGGCTTCCTGGACGGTATGCGTCTCCATCTTGCGGAGCTTCAGGACGCACTTCATCGCGTGGGTGTCGAAGCCCTGCGACTTCGCTTCCTTGAATACGTCCGAAATATCGTCTGCGATGCCCTTGCGCTCTTCGGCGAGGCGCTCGATCCGTTCGATGAACAGGCGCAGTTGATCGGCTGCGATGTTGCCATTCGCCATCTCAGGCTCTCCCTTCGGTTAGGTCTCTCGTGCACGCGCGCGAGGAAGAGGGCCGCACGCCCTTCAGCGCAGCCGCCCGCCGCTCGCAGTAGCGGCGCGTTTCGTAGGCGTTCTTCCGGCGCTCCACGTCGCGAGCGAGGCGGCGTTGCGCGAGGCGCTGGCGGATCAGGCGGATCATTTCGGCCCCCACATTGCGGCGAGTATGATGAAGGCTTCGACGGCGCCGCAGATGACGCCAGCGGTGAACACGAGGACGTGGCAGGTGTAGGCTTTCCACAGCAGCTTGCCCGCCGAGAGGGTGAGGGAGGCGGCGCGGTTCATGCCTGGAGTTCCCGGCGGATGGCGGCGGCCTCTCGTTCGATCCGCTCTAGGCGGTCTTCGAGCGTCGTCGGCTCGGCTGTCGGGGCAGGCTCGAGCAGCGCGCGCAGAGGCGCGGCGCAATCACCGTACAGAAACGCCAGTTGCGCGATTAGGTCGAAGCTCAGCAGGTTTTCGCCGCGCTCGGCCCGCCCGATTGTGTCAGGGTCAGGCGACTCCCCGTTCGGCTGCGTCAGCGATCGCGCGATATCCTTGGCGGTCAGCGTGTATCGACGGCGAACCAGGCCGATAGTCTTGGCGACTGCGTTGAGCGCATCGATGCGCTCCGGCGGCGGCAGTAAACCGCAGAATTGCGCCACGGACGCCATTATAGGGGATCCCCGAGATGGGTGAGAGACATCTCCTGTGCGAGCCGGTCGCTGCGTCCCTGCGCCCCTCCCCCCGCGTTTCGCGCGGCGGCCGGCAACTCCACGACATCGCCGTGAATCCCGTATCGCTCCTCGCGCCTGGTCTGCACTTTGCAGAGCCAGATGAGGAACAGCGCGTTGAGCACCGGAACGGCGAACGCGACGAAGACGATTGCGAGCTTCCCCCACATTGGCGTCAGGATTCCACGAGCGAGAAAATGCGCGGACGAGCGGGGGCTTGCCCGCCCGCGCAAGTTGTCCCGGCGAAAAGCGGAACACCGGGAGCCTTGAAGCGGGGGATCATGCGGCTTGCTTCCGCTGCTTGGGCGGAGGGAAGTCGCCAGTCGAGATTTGCACGCCGTTCGCGAGAGCGGCCTCGAGAATGTCGTCCTGCCGCCACTTCGGGATGCTGTTCGACGCA